ACGTGATAAAGCTGGCAATGCAACTGCAACAATTCGTTTCTTACCACGTACTGAAGGTGATGAATTACCATGGGTTAAAATCTTCTCGCATGGCTTTCAAGGTCCTACAGGCAAATGGTACATCGAAAACTCATTAACAACTCTTAATGAGGCAGATCCAGTTGGTGAACTAAACAGTAAACTATGGGCTACTTCAACTGATGATAACTCACCAGGTCGTAAGCAAGCTCGTTTACAAAAACGTCGTTTAAATTATACATCTAACATTTTGGTTATTGATGATCCTAAACACCCAGAAAATAATGGTCAAGTTAAATTGTTCCGTTACGGTAAAAAGATCTTTGACAAACTAATGGATAAAGCTCGTCCAACCTTTGAAGATGAAGAACCAGTAAATGTATTTGATTATTGGGAAGGTGCTAACTTTAAACTTCGTATGAAGACTGTTGATGGTTATCCTAACTATGATACATCTTCATTTGGTGATGTGCAAGCATTATCAGATAATGAAGACAAAATTTTGTCTGTAGCAAATGCTCAGTACAAATTGTCTGAGTTCTTGGATAAGAAAAACTTCAAAACTTATGCTGAGTTAAAGGCTAAGTTGGAAAGTGTACTTAGTGATGAGTATGTTGGTATGTCTGCAGCAGAGATCTCTGAACAAGAAGATCGCCCTGTAGCAGCAGCTCCACAACCAGTTGCTAAAGCAGCTCCAGCTCCTGCAGCAAAAGCAGCTCCGATTCCAGAAATTAACGAGGATGAAGATGATGTAATGTCATACTTCCAATCAATCGCTGATTCTGATTAATTAGAGTAGGTAAGACAAAGGGACCGCAAGGTCCCTTTTTTTGTTATATGTACCGTGATTTGAAGTAAGAAGATACTGTATTATCAGTATTTCTAATAGGAGTCTTAAAGAATCCTTGTTGATTTGTTTTATTATTGGTAACAGGTGCACTAACTACTATTGGTGCTGATGGAGCAGATTTATTTTCAGCTTTAGCTTCGGCATTTTTTCCTGATTGGTTATAGACGTTTGCTGCTGTGGTAGGGGCAGGTGGAACTACAGAACCATTAGATACTATAGGATTGCCTGCTGCTGTGGTAGGGGCAGGTGGAACTACAGAACCATTAGATACTATAGGATTGCCTGCTGCATCTGTTGCTGGTACTACTGCAGGAAGAGGCTCAATTGCTGTCATAGGAGCTTTAGTTTCTGGTATTGCTGCATTAGAAGTAACATTAGAGTTTTTATTTGTTACTGCAGGAGGTGCACTAGCAGAAGATCCTGCTGATTTTTCATCACCAGCAAATGGATGCCATGGTCCAGCTCCAAATTTCTTCCCAAAAACTTCAAACCCAATTGCTGGAATTTCAATTCCTTTAAAGAAATTAACAACAGAGCTAAACATGTCTCTAATCATTTCAATAGGACTAAAGATGGCGTCAACAAAACTCTTAAATATATCTTCAAGACTAAATGACTTTAATAGATCTTTTGCTTTATCAAATCCAAATATTCCTAGGATCCAAGCAATAGCATCTTTAATCATATCAAGTGGGCCCATAATTAAAGAATTAACCAATCCAGTAATTGCACCCTTAATTCCACCAATAATACCATCCTTGGCAAAACCTTCCATTGTACCTTTTACGGTATCCCATAAGGTCATAATAATAGTAATAGGTAAAAACAGTTTACCAACAATACCAGCAACTTTACCAATACTCTTTGCAAATGTACCAAAATATTGGCCGATTGCAGAAAATGTACCTTTAATTCCTTCTACGGCTTTACCTACAGGTCCTGCAAACATCTCTCCAATTATCTTAAAGGCATCAGTAAATGCATTCACAAATGGCATAACAAATTTCATTACACCGTCTTTAATTGCTTTAAGCTTACTGACTACTGCTTTAAATCCTTCTTCAATAGCATCAAATACAGCGCCTGCTTCTCCGCCTGAAAATGCTTTGAACGCCCCTTTAATCTTGTCAAATGTTCCTGTGAAGAACTTGACTACTCCTTCTAATGCCATTCCTATTCTATCTTTTACAATATTTACTAAACCGCCAAAGAATTCACCAACTTTAAGCAATCCACCTTTAACTGCTCCAATTAGTTTATCAACTCCTAATGCTTCTGAAAATAATTTAATAGCTTTAACTTGAGCCCTGATGACACCAATAAATGTACCTATAACCACTGCCACACCAGTCATTATACCACCAAGTCCACCAAAATCCGGTAAATTAGAAGCAGCTGCGGCATCCGGTTTAGGTGTAGTATTTTCAGCAATTTGATTTAATAGTTTAGTTTGCTCATCTTGTATTTTTTTATTTTCTATATCTGCTTCAGATACATCAGTTTGCTTAATTGGGCTAGAAAGAATCTTTGTATTATTGTCTACTGCTTGTGTTAATTTAACTAGATTATTTGCTGTTTGATGCGTTGCTTGATTAATACCTTGTAATTCAACTATAGATTGTTCAGTTAAATCGCTGGAAATTTCCTCTATTTTAATAGATTCTTTTTCAGCTTTTTCAATAGCACTAAGTTGGGCAAGAACAAATGCACTCATACCGCCAGTCTTATTGGCTTCCTGAGACTTAATAATATCCTGTAAGGTGATTTGTTCTGTTTTTGCCATTACCTGTTACTCTCTATTCGTTGTTTTTCTTCTTCTAAATATTGTACTAACATTGCAACATAAACTTCTCTCTCAAATGGTATCATATTTTCTATATCAGCTAATGAATAATTATGGTATTGCATCAGCGCAAAATTCATCTTATAAAAATTATAAAGTGATTCATGAGAGAGATTAATTAAAAAAAACTGTTAAGGCCCTCTAACACTTTATGGTGTTCTTTATTACATACTGGACACTTATAATCAATTGCATGCTTTAACTTTGGCATGGTTTCAAAAAATGTTTGAATTTTTTCAAATTGATCAGATGTTAAGTTATTAAGAAATTCAGTTAATTCTGTTTTGCTTTGATCCTTAGCCGCAAATACTTCTGTTGAATTGTAGATATAATCAATACATTCAACAACGATATTAAATACTGAATCTATATCATTTGTATTTAATGACTCTAGCTTTTTTACAACTTCCATTGTAGGATATTTCATTGTAATACCTACGTCATCAAACAATTCAATTTTAGTAGTATGATTTTCTGGTGTTTGTACGTTTAACTTAAGCAGATCAATTTTTACTGGAGTTATAGCTTTTTCATCTACGCATGTATCACATTTAAGAGTAAGATCAATAACTTCTCCTACAGATCTAGCTCTAATTTGAGTAAAAACATACTCTAAATCGAATGTAGCAAGAGCATTAACATCAATGTCATCCTTTACGCATGATTTAATTACTTCTTTAAGAGAATCAACCATAACAGTTGCATCTTCAGATTGCTGTGCAATCAATAAAGCTTTCTCTTCTTTAATCAAAAAGGGTCTAAATTTTATTTGCTTCTTAGTTGAAGGAACTGTTAAGCTATAAATTGGTGTACTATTAATTGGTAATGCCATATCATTCTCCCGAATTCAGTTTTTGAATCATTTTATTGAGTTCGCTGGTTGACCCAACGAATATCGCGTTATTATTTGTTACATTTTTAGCTGGATCTGCGCTATCTTTAGCACTAGGTGTATCCAACTTTTGTTTCTGTTTATGCAACTCAAGTAATTGACTATTTATGTCACTTAACTGTTTAATTAAATTGCCAACTACTTCAAAGGCTCTAGGATGTTCAGAAGATTTTGCAACCTCTAAGGCATGCATTAAAGCTTCTTCACCTGTCTGTAATAATCCATGTAGGTTACTTCGAGTCTTGTCATAGTCATGTTCAATCTTTTCAGATTGTTTATCCGTATGAGGTAATACAACCTCTCCTGTTCGCATAATGACTTCACCTTCTTTCACAGGTTCCATATCAAATACCTGTGACAAATTATTATCAATTTTCATTTTATTTTTCTTGTTCCTCTGAACTAGTTAAACCCATCATTTTTTCTTGGCCTCTACTCCAAGCAGTAATACCTAACACAGCACCCATTGCCATATGGAATAAACCAGCGCCCTGTAGAGTTAGTGGATTCCATGCTGTTATTGGTTGCACATGTACATAAGCTTGAAATACTGCCCAAGCAATAGGAAATAACATAAAGTCGCAAATACAAATTGCCATGTACATCCATGCCATAGCAGGACGCCACTTACTGGTTAACCAAGTTTCTTGATTTAATTTTTTACTTGTAACCATTTTAAGTAAATACGCTTCCTAGTGCAGTTGTAACATTAGAAGGTTCTGTTTGATATAAATTTGCTCGAGCATTTTCAAATGAGTTTACGCTTCCTTGATAATTAGGAAAGTCAGTAAAATAATCATTAGGTATAGCTGCATTTTCTAATTGTTTTTCATTTACATCAACTTCATTTTTAGGATCAGTTGTGTATGATAGCCAATATTTGTAATTCATTGAAACTTGTAATTTCATTACTTCTTTTGCTGAATAATCCATGGTGATTGCACCAATAGATTTTGGATAGCATTCATATAAATCTACTTGATATCTTTGTTGAGAATTAATATCAAATACCTTTAAAGATATATCTGTTGTGTATCCAGTTGGGCCTTTATAATAATTAAATTTTCTAGTAAATGGATTTTGTATAGAGTTAATCCAAGTATCAAAGAATAGTTTAGTATGCATTCCATTATCAACATAAAAATTCATTGTTACATTATCAAACAACCTTTCATATGGCATTTCTCTGATTTCGCCAAATGTTCTAGCTTGCGTTGTGGAAATATTCATTCCTGGTAAAGTAATACTATCGCAATACAATAAAATTTTACGTAAATCCCCAACATAGAAATTATTAGCCTTAATAACATTTGGCATACCTATTTCTACTTCAAATTTTGAGGATCCCATTAACCCTTCAGCGGCTACTGATCCAATAAAATCGTTTAATGTACTCATGAGTTTATCGCTCTCTTAGAATCTGACCATACTACTTGTTTTCTGGCACCTACAAATGATTCAACTGGAAGTAACATTGCTGTTGCCCAGTCATTTGCTTCTACTTTTCTAAATGTAGACCTAACATGTTCATCAAGGTATTGTTTAATACATGGTTCTGCTGCTTTATATTTTGATACTCCATTAATTAAATCCCATGAGTATCTTATTTTTGTAGTAGCATCCATTTTATCATTTGTTTGAAATTGCATTAATCTATCAAGTAAAACAACACGAAGTTGATACGGTAAATAATGCATGTTTAAACCAATAAAACCACCTGGTGTTTTCTTATATGGAAATACTAAAGGAAACTTATCCCAGTACGGTAATGTATCTTTATGCTTGGCATCATAGAAAAACATATATAAATTACCAGGCATTACACTAGCTTTCATCATGCTAGGATCAGACTTCATGATCTTATTTGGCGTAATTTGTTGACGACTAATCAACAATAACTGTTGGTCAAACCATGTCTTGGATTTACGCGCAGCCTTATGCAAATCATATTGATTGCGCTCAAATACATTTATAAGAGTTTCTTGTTTGGCCATAAAAATAGTTTACTTTAATTCCGATTTATGTTACTATAACTATAAGGGGTCGGTTTAGTTATTACTAGTATATATTACTAGTATATTTATATACCTAATTCGCGTTCAGTAATGATCATGAATACCCATCCTCTATCTTTACAGTATTCTTCTGCAGCTTTCCATTTAGATTGATTCTTAATAAATGTCATAGATTCACTAATGTATCGTCTTGTCTGTTTTCCTGGGTATTTTGGAGGAACAGTTTGTCCTAATGGTTTTACTTCTACCAAATAAGTTTTAATAGATCCGTCACGTGATCTAACTTGAAGCTTAAAATCAACAAAGTATCTATGTAACCTATTGTCTGTACCACACCTATATGGTATTACTGTTTCTTCTGAGGAATACTTTAATACATTAACAGATGAATCACACCACCGCATAAATTTTAGTTCCCATGAAGATCTATAGATAATATTTGACGGATCTCCCGAATACTTTTCTGGGTATTTTGGGTTAAATTTTCCTTGATGATATGAGGCCATGGTATATAAATAAATGATAAGACATATAACCTACTATTTATTCAGGTAAAAATAATGCCAACATCAGATCCACAAACCGCTCCTAATTTTGCGGCACCGACAAAACCGGTTCCAAGTGCAGGTAACAGCGCGTCAAAATTAAACTATCAACCTAGAAACGCTGCAGGGGTTGGAGTTGGTACTACTTTCAATGAAAAGAATCAGTATACAATTGAACAATATTCATATCCAAATGATATTATGGATAAACAATATGGATATAATAATGTTATATTTTATATTAATGTATCATCTGACTCAAAATTACTTAAAGATGGTAAGAATGTAACTGTTGCTGATTTAACTCCTAGAGAACGTGGTGATCTAATTGGATCAAACTTATCAAAAGGCCAAGTGATGACTGGTTCTGCCGCTGGAGGAATTGGTGCTGCAGGAGCAGCAGGTACAGCAGGCGGCGTATCAGCTTATGGTACAACAAACAACGCTGGAAATACAACTGGTGTTGTTGGAGCGGTTGGGACGGGCGCTAAGACAGCAGCAAAGGTTGCTGCTGGTGCTGGTGTAGTATCTGCTGTTGGAGTAGAAGCCGTAGGTTTAGAAACTTCTAATTTTTCGCGTCAGCAAAAACGTTTATCTGCAGCAATTGCATTACATGTACCTAATCAAATAAGCATTAGATACGGTATGAATTACGGTGAAGAAGAAACTAGTACATTTGCTATGGGAGCCGCTGGTGGAGAACAAATTGGTAAAGCTTTAAGTGGTGCAGCGCAAACAGATCAAGTCAAAGGTGTTGCATCAGCAATCGCCGCTGCAGTAGCTCTACAAAAGACTCCACAGGCTGGAGCAATCTCAGTTGCATCAGGTTTAGCTGCAAATCCTAGAAAAGAACAAGTATTCAAATCAGTAGATTTTAGAACATTTTCATTCTCATATGATTTTTACCCAAGAGACGCGGATGAAGCTCAAAATGTATTGAATATTATTCAGATGTTTAAATTACATATGCATCCTGAATTTAAAGATGCTTCAAATTTCTTATATATCTATCCATCTGAATTTGATATTTTCTATTATCAAGGTGGTAAAGAGAATATGAATCTGCATCGTCATACTTCTTGTGTACTTACAGAAATGACAGTTAATTATGCTCCGCAAGGACAATTTACTACGTTTGATAATGGCATGCCAACTCAAATTAATATTAATTTAAACTTTAGAGAACTTGCTCTTCTTACCAAAGAGAAAATACAGGACGGATTCTAATGTACTTCAAAGATATGCCACAAATGCTGTACGATTTCGATATGTCACGTACATGGACAAGCGCACAACTTATGATTCCTGGCGAACCATATGCTATTTACTATGTGGGTGATTCTGATTTTACACTGGCTGGAGCTCCCGCTGATTTTAAAGTAGGTACAGAATTTATAGCAACTACACCAATTCCTGGTACTGGCCAAGTAAGAGCATTTACAAATAAAGATGTAACAGGCACTATTAGTTTTTCTGCTACAGCAAGTAATCGTAAAACAATGTTAATGACTGACATTACACATAATGTGCGGTTTAGAAAAGAGATCTTACAAAATATTAGTTTGTACGATCAATATGATATTAGAGATGGAGAAACACCAGAAATTATTGCTGAAAAAGTGTATGGATCTCCAAGTTACCATTGGGTAATTATGTTAGCAAATCAACGTTACGACTATGTTAATGATTGGCCTTTATCTACGCATAATTTAGAAGATCATATTACTTTAAAATATGGAGTTGGTAATGAGTATGATACACATCATTATGTTGATTCTGCAGGATATATAGTAAATTCAGATAATCTTAATCTAAATGAACAATTAGATGCTTATCCAGTTTCTAATTATGAATATGAAGATAATTTAAATGAAAGTAAACGTAGAATTAATCTTATATCTAAAGAACTATTAAACACTATCCTTAAGAATTATAAAGATCTTATATAATGCAACCATCTGAGTCAATAAGATTTGCTGGCGATGTCAGCATTGATAAAATTGAAATTGTGTCAAATAATGGATTCATTCAAAATGTAACCAATCAAGTCATTGCGATTGAAATGTTTGAAGACATCTTTAATCCACTTACAACTGGTAATGTTGTACTTAAAGATTCTCTTGATCTTGCAAATCTTTTTCCGTTTACTGGTGAAGAGTTTATTAATTTAATTATTAGAACTCCGACTTATGATGAGCCAGAGAAGATTATTAGCCAACAGTATTATATCTATAAGATGACTGATCGTGAATTACTTGGCGATCGTTCAGTAGCTTATATCTTACATTTTATTTCTGTTGAAGGTATTTCAGATTTAAATAAAAAAATTAGTAAGACATTTGGCGGGTTAATTTCAGATATTGCAAAGACTCTTATTACAGATAAGATCAATGGTCTTGAAACTAAAAAGAAAGTGTTTATTGAGCAAACAAGTAACAATGTTAATTACATTTCTAATTTTTGGTCTCCTTTAAGAAACTTAAACTATCTTTCAGGCAATGCAGCTAATTCTAATGGTTCAGCAAATTATTTGTTCTATGAAAATAGAGCAGGTTTTAATTTTAATTCATTAGAATATTTGTATCAACAACCAATTAGACAAGAATTTGTTTATGATGCTTACTCAAGAGATTTTGGTGTAGATGGCAGAGCAATAAGAAATGTAGAAGAAGATTATAAACGTGTTCTAGAGATTAGTATACCAGAAGCGTTTAACTATATGGAAAACAACCGTGCTGGTATGTTTTCAAATAGAATGATTAATTATGATTTAACTACAAAACAATACATTGATAAAAAGTTTGATCTGCTAACTGAATTTCCTAATAGAAAACATCTTAATGATTATCCTTTGGCATCTAAAAAGAATATCAATAGAGCAAATTCATTAATATTCTTTTATCCAAAATATTACAACAACTTTAATAATTATAAAGATGTTACTAATGCTCATACTATTCAATCGCGGATGGCAACTTTAAAGGCTGCTGAAGGTTCAAAAGTACAAATTACGGTTCCAGGTAGAACTGATTATACAGTTGGAATGAAGGTAAAATTAACTCTTAATAAAATGAATCCTATTACAGCAGATGAAAATTCAAGTGATGTGACTGATAAGTTATTTTCAGGTAATTATATTATTTCAGCAGTCAATCATTATATTAATAGACAAAAACATGAATGTTCTATTGAATTAATTAAAGATTCATATGGTATCAATTTAGATCAAGGTGGTAGATAATGCAAGTGCATGAAGGAATAGTTGAGAATCGTAATGATCCACTTAAGTTGGGTCGTTGTCAAGTTCGTGTTATAGGTTTACACACCCATGATAAAACACAGTTAAAAACTGAAGAATTGCCATGGGCATATCCTATGCAGTCAATTACCTCTGCAGCAATGTCTGGAATTGGTCAAGCACCAGTTGGAGTAGTTGAAGGCACTGTAGTATTAATTGTTTTCATGGACGATCCGGATAACCAACAACCAATTATTATTGGTTCTTTAGGTGGTATTCCTCAAGCAAAAGCAGTTGAGTTATATGGTCGCGAAGATGATTCTGTAATTCTTAAGGATCCTACTGGAGCAGAAGTAGAGGCACCAGTTAATACTGAACAAGCCGCTACTGTAGATTCTAATAAACCAACACCAACAGTAATAACAACCGATATTCCTACAGTTCCACCTCCTAATTATAGAGGTGATACCGCGGCCGCAGTTGCTGGTATTAAAGCATTGCTATCAGCATGCGATAAAGTTGGCTTGACAACAAGAGAACAAAAGTGTGCAGTACTTGCTTGCGCTGGTGGTGAATGTGGTTGGATTCCCCAAGAGGAAGGTTATAGTTATTCTGCTGATGGATTAATGTCAACATTCAAAGCGACATTTGCAGGTAAACCAGATCTTGCTGCTCAATATGCTCGTGCTCCAAAATCTGGTATGTCAAGAGAAACATTTTTTAATCTAGTTTATGCACCTGAAAATAATGGTAGACAATTAGGTAATACCCAAGCGGGAGATGGCGGTAAATATTATGGTCGTGGATTTATTCAACTAACAGGTCGCGCCAACTATACTAAATATGGTTCAAAAGCAGGCGTAGATTTAATTAATAATCCTAGTTTAGTAAATACTCCTTTAGATACTGCAGCTTTAATTGCAGTAACTTATATTAAAGATAGAACATCTTCAGGTGTGTCTGCATCAGATAATCCTGGTTATTTCTATGCGGTTAAAAGAGGTATTGGTAATGATACTGGAAATGGCGCTGCTACGCGTTTAGAATATTATGAATATTTCTATGGAACTAAAACTGAATCATCTTACACAGAAGAAAAGTCTCCAACTGCGCCGGCGCCAAGTACTTCAACATCTTCAAATCCTGGTCCATCTACAACAAACCCTGTTTCAATTGGATTTCAAGATCCAAATGGTAAGTACCCATTAAAGAGTTTTATTAATGAGCCAGATACAAATCGTCTTGCGCGTGGTGTTTCAAGAGGAACTGTAGTTACTATTAAAGAAGCAAATAGAGCGCGCAGTATTCCTATTGCCCTTGATGGCGGTACTTATGATGAACCATCTTCAGCGTTCAGCGCCAAGTATCCGTTTAATCATGTACTTGAAACAGAATCAGGTCATATCCAAGAATGGGATGATACTCCAGGATATGAAAGAACTCACACCTATCACCGCAAAGGTACATTTACTGAAGTAGATACAAATGGCTCAGAAATTCATCATATTGTTGGTGATTCTTATACAATTATTGATCGAAATGGGTGTATATTCATATCCGGTGAGTGTAATCTAACTACCGAAGGTAAGATTAATATACTATGTCAATCAGATGCAAACATTGAGGTTGCGCAAGATTTAACCATGCAAGTTGGTGGTGACTTTAAATTAGGTGTTGCCAAAGACTTTACTGTTGCAGTAGGTGGAACTGTTTCGATGCAAGCAGGTTCTAATATGTTCTTACAGTCAAATTCATCTATGCATTTAAATGCTTCATCTGGATTATACGGTTCTGCTGGTGGTGATATTCATCTTAAGGCTTCTGGTACTTGGAATGCTGATGGAACGCGTATTGACTTTAATCATCAAACATCAACTAATGCAACTTCATTATCTTTAACACCGCCTGCGGTTGGTTCTCCAAAGAATAATATACTTCCATATCTAGTTCCTCCTATGGCGGCTGGTGAAGACACATTCAAGCTAGAGTCAGAAGATGATTGGAATACTCCTGAAGGACAAAAAGCTAAAGCAGAAATAGATGCTAAATACGGGGTGCAAACTCCTGAAAATAATCCAGCACAAGATGAAGCTGCTCCAACGGGTGGTAGTGATGAAAACACAATAGTATCTTGCCAAGTTATCTATGCAACTGAATCATTTACAAATGACTTTAAGTTATCTGCTAATTTTACGTTAGGTATGTTAATTGATGGCGGAGTTAATGGTAATAATAAACTGCAAAATCAAGTTGGTTTAACTAAACAACAAATTGTATGTAATCTGTCTCAATTATGTGCAAACATTCTAGAACCAGCTCTTGCTATTTTACCTGGTGGCATTGGTGGATATAAAAAACAATGGCAAATTAATTCTGGATATAGAAGCTCAAGTAATTCTACTTCTACCTCAGATCATCCTACAGGTCGTGCATGTGATATCACGCTATTGCCATATGATGCAACTAAGAAACAACGTAATTTTGATTTAATTCAAAAATTAGAAGGAATTCTTCCATATGACCAAATGATTATGGAATACCGTTCTGGTGGTTCTAATTGGATTCATCTTGGTTATCGCGGAGTTAATAAAGGCGATACAACAGGCCCAGGTGGTGTTAATCGTAAGATGGCATTCACTATGTTAAATGACCAAGTTTATCAACGTGATTCTTCTGGTAATCCTAAAGGGTTTATATTGATATGAGTTTTTTGCCAGTTAGTACAGTATTAGGTGTTACTGATGAATTTAAAAATGTATCTTATACTGTAACATATACTGAAACTACCGCTGGTATTGGTGGATTACCTGGAGTAACTACCACTTATCCGGTTACTTTAACCGCAATAGATCCCAATGATACTATTACTGTGTCTGGAAATACTATATCAGGATATTATTCTGAATCATTTGTAAATGATATTCAATATAGAACTCCTGAACCAAATCATCAATTAGTAAATGTACAAAAGTTTAATCAAATAGACACAACACAGTTATCTCAAATAATTTATTATAAAGCTGATACTAATTTAAGTAAAAATTACCAGTATTTAGCAACAGCAAATGGAAATACTCAAACATACACAGTAACAGTTACAAATAATTGGAATGCTGGTAGAGATCAATTAATATCTTATGCTAACCAACCTCAATATAAATTACTTACTGTAACATGGATAAATATGAATAATGAACCAATTGTTTGGGTTAATAACTCAGGCCTACAAGTAAACTGGATGACTAAACCATGACATTAGCAATACCTAATTCTTTAACTAGTAAAACCGGACAAGTTCAGTTAGGGTTGCTTGATGAGAACTTTACTTATTTAATTAATGCAATTACTCCAATGATTCCATTAGTAAATGCAGTAAGTGTTGTTAATACTACAAACTTATTATTAGGGTCTATAGAACCTGCAACTGCAACTGCAACACCAGTTAATATAAATTTAGGTGGCACATATAGTTCAGTTGCAGGACAAAAGCCAAAACTATCTCTTTGGTCAGATGGGGCAGGCACTACATTTGGTTTAGGCGTATCACTTCATCAACAAGATTATATGGCTCCTTCTGACGCAGCTCACGTATTTTATACTGGTACTAATGAAAGTTTAAGAATAGATACTGCTCGTAATGTAGGTATTGGTTCAACAGCACCGACGCAACTTTTAACTTTATCAAGTAGCACAAATTTTCCATTTATTCATTGGAATAATTCAGCCAATACTACTATTGCTTTTGCAGGATGGCATGGTGGCACAGGTGGCGGTGATGATTTTAGAATTGGTACTCTAGGTGCAAAAGCAATCACTTTACATACTAATAATAATGAACGTGTGCGTATCGATTCTTCTGGTAACTTATTTGTTGGCGGTTCAACACAAAATACTGCTAACTCTCCTGTATATGCTAAAACAACAGCTAAAGCATGGGCTAACTGGGATGGAACTTTGGCTGGTCCTATTACTCCTAGAGCAAACTTTAATATGTCAAGTATCACTAAATCGTCAACTGGTACGTATATTGGCAATTTTACAGTAGCCCTTGCCGATGCAAATTACGCAGCAGTATCTTCAAATCAACCAACGTCTATTGGTAATGTAACTAGCGCAACTCATGCAAATTCTTATCCTAATAATGCATCTTCTGTTAATATATGGCATCGAGCTGGCGGTAATACTTCTAGTGTTCCTGCAGATGTTGCTCAGATGTCTGTAATCGTCTTTGGATAAAATATGAATAATATTATATGGCTTCAACCTAATAACACTCTTGCAGTGACATCTATATGGAATGATGATACTGCAGAAGAACATGCTCAACTATTATTAGATAGAGGTGACGTTCCTTCTGACTGGCAAATTCTTGGTTATAATCTAGAGGCATTTCCATCTTGGTATAGGCAAGAAGATTGGATATGGGAAAATAATAATATCGTGGTTGATTTTGATAGAGCAAAAGAATCTACTAAAGAAAGATTAAGATTAGAAAGATCAGGATTACTTTCTGCTCTAGACATACAATTTCAAAGAGCATTAGAACAAAATCAAAGTACAACTGATATTGTTGCAGAAAAACAAAGACTTAGAGATATTACTAATTTAGTAGACCAATGCTTAACGCTAGATGAATTATCAAACTTAAAGGTAGAATAACATGCCAGCAGGAGCTAGATTTGGAGATGTTTGTACAGGACACGATGGGTTTAAACCACGCACTTGTGACGCCGGTTCTCCAGATACATTTATAAACGGTTTTGCCGCAAATAGAGTAGGTGATCATTGGATAGAACATTGTGATCATTCAGGATCTTGCCATGACTCAGTTTTAAAAACGGGTTCAACTACAGTGTTTATTAATGGTATACCAGTTGGAAGAGTTGGTGATTTAATTGAATGTGGTTCAGCAATAGCACAAGGTTCTTCAGATACTTTCTTCGGATAGATATAAATATTACCATGGCAAGAAACACTAGAACATTTTCAGATTTAGACTTAAACTTTATAGCACATCCTGGCACTGGAGATGTGACTTTGAAGTATGACGAACAGTCAATTAAACAGTCACTTAAGAATTTAATTCTTACACAAAACTATGAGAGACCATTCCATTCAGAAATTGGTTCCCAGTTACGCGGTCTATTATTTGAAAATGTATCTCCAATGTTAGATATATTGCTTCAAAGAGCAATAGTTGATACTATTACAAACTTTGAACCTAGAGTAAGATTATTAAATGTAATAGCAAATGTATCTCCAGATAATAATGAAGTATACGTAACAATAGAATTTACAATCATTAATACAACTACTCCAATTAAAGTAGATTTAGTACTTAAGAGAACACGATAATGGCTAATATTAGAATACCTACCACTGATCTAGACTTTGATCAGATTAAGACTAACTTAAAAACATTTTTAAGTGGTCAAACTGAATTTAAAGATTATAATTTTGAAGGCTCAGCAATGAATGTCTTATTAGATGTTCTAGCCTATAATACTCATTATAATGCGCTATATAAAAATTTAGCAGTTAACGAAATGTTTCTTGATTCAGCTTCTAAAAGAGCAAGTGTTGTATCTCGTGCAAAAGAAATTGGTTATATTCCATCTTCTGCTACTGCATCAACTGCATATGTTAAATTAACTGTGTCTAACACTTCAACAACACCTGCTACTTTAATTTTACCAGCGTTAAGCCCATTCTCTAGTACATATGATGGTAACACATATACATTTTATACTACACAAAATATAATTACAACATTAAATGCCGATGGTTCTACATACACGTTTTCTGGTTTAGATGACCAAGGTATACCTATTAAAGAAGGCACTCCATTACAGTACAAATATAATGTGTCTGATGGTCAACGTTATATTATTCCAAATATGGATGTGGATTTAAGTACTCTTACAGTTCGTGTACAAGATAGCGCATCATCAGCAACATTTACAACATTTAATAGAAATGAATACTTGCTTGCTCTTACTGCAACCGATCCTATTTACTTTATTAAAGAAATAGATAATGAATTATATGAATTAGAATTTGGTAATGGTGTTATTGGTAAAGCACTTCAAACCGGTAATATAGTAACATTAAACTATCTAACTTGTAATAAATCAGCGCCAAATGGAGCTCAAACATTTAATTATCAAGGGACAGATTTATTAGGTGGTACTGTAGTAGTTGAACCAAGAATAATTGCTAGTGACGGTTCAGATGTTGAAGATATTGAATCAATTAGATATAATGCGCCAAGGGCTTATTCAACACAAAATCGTGCAGTAACTACTGATGATTATAAAGCACTAATTAATTCAAATTTTTCTAATGCAGATTCTATATCTGTTTGGGGTGGAGAAGATAACTTACCACCAGTATATGGTAAAGCATTTATTTGTGTTAAACCAAAGAACGCAACTATTCTTACACAAGCAGAAAAAGAATATATTAAACGAGAAATTCTTAAAAAGAAAAATGTTGTTTCAATTACACCAGAATTAGTTGATCCAACTTATATTGATTTACAAGTGGATGTTACTGCATACTATAATCCACGTTTAACTGTTTACTCAGCAGAACAACTTAAATCATTAATATATCAAACTATTATAGATTACAATAATAATACATTAAATAAATTTGATGGTATTTTCCGTTTCTCAAAATTATCCGCATTAATTGATAATACAGAACCATCTATTGTATCTAATATTATGACTCTTAAACTGCACCGTCAAGTAGAAGTAAAATACAATGCAACTGCAAATTATTTAATAAACCTTGCAAATCCAATTTATGATTCAGGTGTGCCTGAAGAATCAATAATATCATCTGGATTCTATATACCTAATAGTACAAATATTATGTATCTTGAAGATCTTCCAGATGTTTCAGCAGTTGGTGGTAAAGCTACTGGTTTTGGCTCACTAAGAATGTTTTATTACTTTAATGATAATAAAGTATACACTTCTGATATTATTGGTACGGTTGATTATATAAATGGGATTATAACTATTAATGGGTTAAATATTACTGGTATTGATGGTACTGCATTTGAGTTTATTATTAAACCACAATCAAATGACGTTGTAGCTATTCGTAATCAACTTATTAAGATTCCTGCTGAAACATTAAATGTTCAGATTATTCTTGATCGTGTTGCTTCCGGTGATGCAGCAGGTAATACTAATTATATCTTTACTTCTAGTAGAAATTAATGGCAACTAAATTACAAACAGTAATTGACAAACAACTTCCTGAGTTTATCAGAGAGGATTATGACACGTTTGTACAATTTTTAAAGGGGTATTATCAATATCTAGATGTTGTAGATAAAAGAGATCTTGAGGATCTAAGAGATATTGATAAGACTTTATACGACTATATTATTTTCATTAATGGAGAACTAGGATTTTCTTCATTTCCAGATGCGACTTCAATAAATATTGATCCAAGATTATTCTTAAGAAAATCAAAGCAATCATTTATATCAAAGGGAACTGAAGAGTCATATAAGTTTTTATTTAAAGTTCTTTATAATAAAGAAGCTGAAATAAGTTACCCATGGGATTCAGTATTAAAAACATCTGACGGCAAATGGCAGCAAGATTTATCAATTTTTGTTTCATTTGATCCAGATGAAATGTCTGCTTTAGAAGCGGATCAATTAGCTAATTCATTAGTAGGAAATAGAGTTATTGTTAATGGTAACTTTACTGCAATTAGCATATATGTACTTAAAATAAAACAAGTAAGAGATTACGTGTATGAGATCTCATTGGATAAAAATTTCTATGGAAATATTAATCCTGGCGACATTATCACTTACAATAATAGTACAATTACAGTTATTGAAACTACCACTGGCTATACTATTGAAAAAGGCGGAGCAGGATTTGCTGTAGGTGATTTAATTCTTGGAAATACGGTACTTAATACACAAGTTATTTCTCAATTGCTTAAAGTAGTTAGTGTTGATACAAATGGTGCTATTAAAAAATTATCAACATTATCATATGGCGCAGGATATTCGGGTGAATTTTTCTTATTGACATCTAAGCAGAATGTTGTAACTGCTTCAGGATCTAATATTGCTTTAAAATCTTCTACTGATGGCGGTGTTACTACTTTTCCTGTATTATCTTTAGCTGATGACACTTCAATCAATAAATATTCTGACTATGGTTTTATTATTAACCCATCATATTTTCCAATTGCTAGCACTACACCAATTTTAACTGGTACTATTAGTGTTGGTGCTAATAGTAAACTTGTTACTGGTATTGGAACATTATTTAATAATGGATCTAATGTATCAACTCAACAGGTAAACGTCGGCGATATTTTACAAACAACTACTGGGACAGTAATTGGTACTGTTGCTTCTATACAATCTGCCACTAGTTTAACTTTAGTCAACAATTCAACATCAACGTACACCAATATTGGATTCCGTATACCTGTAAATAATTATTCTGATCCTAGCTATGTTGGTGATCAGATTGGTTCATTCTACCAAGACACAATTAATACCGGCACAAGTACTGCAGTTGATAATAATTATGCTTTAATTAGATTTAAAACTGGCGCTATAGCTAAATACCAAGGGTATTATGTTGCTAATGACGGTTTTATTTCAGATAGTATTAAGATCCAAGATAGTAAATATTACCAAAAATATTCATATCTAATTACAGTTAATGAAAAATTAGATAATTATAGATCATTTGTGAATTCATATATTCATCCTGCTGGTGTTGCAGGATATTCTGAATATCAAATTCAAGAAGATTATACAATTCCAAATTTAGGTTGTACCCAATCATTAGATGCTTATGTATCTAAGGCCACGTTTAACACTATAAATAAGAATATTATTAATGAATTTATATCAATGACTGGCATCGGCGGCTTTATTAAAACAAATCCATATGATTTAGAAGGTTATATTGCAGAAGATTATAACCCAGAAACAATCACAAACTTTACAGAGGCATAAAATGAATTTTAAATCCGGAATTAATATGACAGGTAGTTTAACTATTAAGCAATATGATCTTGATGGTAAACTCATTAAAGATTTAACCGTACCAAACTTAGTAGTTACCGCTGGTAAAGAATACGTTGCAAATAGAATTGTAAGAAATGATATGACTCCAATGTCTCATATGGCAATTGGGCAATCTACTACGACATCAGCTGCATCACAAACTGATTTAATATCTAGAGCGCAAACTGTCACAACAACAACTACATTAAATGGAACGTCCATTACTTATTCTGCTTCATTTCCTGCTTCATCTGCAATTAGTATTCAAGAAGCTGGAATTTTCAACGCATTAGCAAATAAAGCAGTATCATTTGATGGTAATCTAGGTATTACTGCTTCTTCTAGTTCTATTACCGCAATGACACCATTAACTACTGTTACATCACCAGCAACTCATTCATTTGTTACAGGCGATCAAGTTCGTTACACAAGCAGTGGTGGTAGTTCTGTTGGTGGACTTAGTGATGGTAATATATATTATATAATTAATTCTAGCACAACAGCAATTAAATTAGCAACCACTTCTGCTAATGCTAGTGCAGGTACAGCAATTGCAATTACATCAGGTACTGGTACTGGTCATAAATTAACTGCTGGTACTATGATGTGCAGAACAACATTTCCTGCCGTAACAAAGGGAGTAAATGACACAGTAGTTATTTCATGGACAGTTACAGTAGGTTAATATATGTCAATAAGTTATGCTTTATTTAAGTCTACATTTAAAAAGTCTATTACAGAGTCAATCTATAATGAGATAACTAATAAGACTTCTAGATATTATCATTTTCTTGGTAAGGAAAATTCTTGGACAGATTTTTTAAGTCCATTTATTCCTTCACAGAGTTTACTAGTTGGTGATGTTCCTGGAGCTCCACAAGATAATTTTAGATATGATTTACATGTTAGAAGAGATATTCTATCAGTAAAATCAATTACTCCATCTGATGTTGCTTATGTAGTACCTAGAATTGATTGGGTTAAGGATACTGTGTATGATATGTACGATGATAATATTGGTCCATTTTCTATAACAGGTACTACTGCACCATCTTATTCTAAAGCAGAAAAATTAGAAGATGCCAGATTCTACGTATTAACTTCAGAATTTAATGTATATAAATGCCTTGATAATAACTATAATTCAGCATCTACAATTCAACCTACTGGTACTTCAAGTGATGCCATTGTTTCTGGAGATGGTTATATTTGGAAATTTATGTACACAATTCCTGTTTCATTGAGAAATAGATTTTTGTCTAGTCAATATATGCCAGTAACAACTGCATTAAAACAACAATTTTATTCTAATGGTGCTATCACATCAATTACTGTAGAAAGTGGTGGATCTAGTTATGTCTCTGAAGATATTGCTGCTGGTGCTATTAGTACTTCAACCAGTAGCAAAATTGTTACTGGATATTCAACAGCATTTTTATCAGTAACACAAGACAATATTTCAGTTTTTAGACAAAATTATCTATTAAAGACTCTTACTGGTACAACTATTGGTCAAATTGATACAATAGATAGTAATACTCAAATAACATTAAAGGCTAATGCTACAGTAGCTATTTCTTCTGGAGCACCAGCGGGGTTTAAAATTACACCAGCAGATTCTAGTGGTACTGCTTTAGCAGCAAGATGCGTTATAACTGGTGAAGGAACTCTTGAAAAAAATCCATATGTAATTCAAAGTTCTATTATAATTAATAATCCTGGTGATGGATATGGGGTTGCTCCAAAAATATATTTTTCAGCGCCTACAATTATTAGCGGTTCACAGATTAATGCAACTGGTAATACTACAGTAAGCGGTGGTTTAATTACTGTTGCTAGTCTTGATAATGCTGGTTATGGATATGATGCAGCACCAAATGCACCAGTAATTACTATGGATCCTCCTATGGGTTCAGTAACAAATTATACATTTCAATATTGGGCAGCTTCTACTACATATACTACAACATATAGTGCACAGGTTGGTACTATATTATATTACTATGATATTCCTAATAAAAAGGGTAATTTTTATAAAGTAACGACAGGCGGTACTTCAAGTTCAACTACAGGCCCAACTCACACTAGCGGATCAGCAACTAATGGTGGAGCAACATTATTATGGGTTGGTACTAATACTTGGTTAAGACAAACCGCCTATCAACAATATAGTGTTATTCAGTCTGGTAATGCCTTTTATATTAATACTGCAGCATCTGGACAAAGTTCAGGTGATACTCCTCCAAGTAATACAGTTAAAGGAGTTGGTGCGACAAATGGTGGTTTAAATTTAGTTTATATTGGAAGCTTAGGTTCACTTAGTCCTGCACTTAGTAGAACCACAGCTGATATTACACCAATTATTAGTAACGGACAAGTAACTAATTTTATTATTAATGATGGAGGAATTGGTTATACCAATGCTTCTATTTCAGTATATGATATTAATCATCCAGTAATTGATGCCACTCTTCAAGCTATAGATCCAAAGTACGCAAAAATTACAGCAAACTTTTCTATAGGTAATATTAATACATTACAAGCAAACGTTGAATTACTTGCTAAAAAAGGAACTATTGAATGTATTAAGATGGTAAATCCTGGATCAGGATACAGTGATGCAATCGTTAATATTATTGGAGATGGTTCAGGCGCAGTTGCTACACCAATTATTGTTGGTGGTAGAATTACAGCTATTCAAATGGATCAAAATAATAAAGGACTGGGCTATACTTGGACTGATATTCAAATTACTGGAAATGGAACTGGTGCCTCAGCTAGAGCTATTATGTCTCCTTTAGGCGGTCATGGAAAAAATGCAGTTGATGAATTAAATGCAAGTTCTTTAGTTTTTTATAGTTCATTTTCACGCGTTAAAAACCAAGGATTAGTGATAAATAATGATTATAGAAAAGCTGGTTTGTTAAGAAATATTAATCAATATGGTACATATAAAAGATTTACAGAAGATACTGGTTCTGGTTGCATATTAATAACTGGTACATTTGATGTTACTAAATTAGATTATGACATGCTTTTATTAAAAAAAGAACAACCAGTGTCAAATGTATTTTTATCAGGCGGAAAGGCTAATAGTAGTACCATAACATTTAATTCTGTATATCAAGGATTAAATGGTGCAAAAATTACTGGTGTAGGAATTCCTCCTAATACTTATATTAAGAGCGGCGCAAACACATCTACAGTATATTTGACAAATAAATTAACAGCTCAAGCGTCAGGTAATTATATTACAACTTCTAGTAATTATAAAAAATATAGAATTGTAGAATTTACCGCGCCAACCGCAACACAATTAGGATCTATTCTTTTATCAGTATTTAATAACTTTGATATTTCTCCTAATGATGAATTACTTACTACATCTAAAGTTATTAATCAAGATGGCACTATAACAGAACTACCAAATGGCAATACAATTAATATTGCAACTGTTAAACAAAGAACAGTTGATCCTTTTTCTGGTGATTTATTATTTTTAACGGTAAGAGAATCATTTTCACCAACAGCAGACCAAATTATTACCTTAAGAACAGTTGTAACGGTTTAATAAATATAATTAATATTAATATTGGAAGAATACAAAAATGGCATATGATTTTAATAAAGAACCATACTATGATGACTTTGACGAGAAAAATCAATATTATCGTATATTATTTAAACCGGGTTATGCTGTACAAGCTAGGGAATTAACACAACTTCAAACTGCGTTACAAGACCAGATTAAGAAATTTGGTACCAATATATTTGTAGATGGTACAACAATAATTGGTGGTGAAAAGGCATTTGAAACATCTCTTATTGCTTTAAGAATTAATCTATCGATTAATAGTGTTCCTTTAACAGCAGATGATGTTAATTCATTCAACAATACTATAATTACAGGTGCTACTAGTGGTGTAACCGGTGTTGTTAAACAAGTTATATTTGGTACAGATTATCATACACTAGTAGTTAAAGTTACCTCAGGTGATGCATTTTCTGCGGCAGAAAATATTTCAAATAACGCATTAGTTGTTAAAACCGCAACTATTGCTTCTGCAAACCATTATAATAATTGTACATTATTCTCAGTTAAAACTGGTGTGTTCTTTGTTAATGGAGCATTTGTATATTCTCCAGCCCAGTCTATTTTAGTTGATCAACTAGTAAGTGTTCCTGATGGTTCATTTGTACCCGGTACATTATATAGAATTTCAAAACTAGGTACAACATCATGGTCAACACTTGGTGTGCCATCTGGTCAAACTCCAGCAGTTGGTACTACATTTGTTGCAAATGGAGCAGGTAATTCAAATAATACTGGTACAGTTTTAAATGTAAGTTCTAAGAATATTGGTTTTGTTGTTAATGAATCTACAGTATCTTCAGAAGAAGATGACAATTTATTAGATAACGCTCAAGGTTCATTCAATTATTCTGCACCAGGAGCTGATCGTTGGAAGATTGAATTACAATTAACAGTTAAGGGTCTTACAGAATCAGTAGATAATTTTATTGAATTAGCGCGCGTAGAATATGATCAATACATAATCACGGCACCAAATACAGTATATAATACACTTGGTAAAGAATTGGCTCGTCGTACATTTGATCAAGCTGGCAATTATACTGTTTCTAATTTCCCATTAATCTTAAAAGATAATATTGGTGGTGATGCAAATAAGTTTACTGCCGCACTTGATCCGGGTAAAGCATATATTTCAGGGTTTGAGTTTGAAACTAAAACCCAAAGTTATTTGACTCTTGATAGAGCTAGAACTACTCAAGTAGAAACTAACCCCGCTGTTTCACCAGTATACGGTAATTATGTTAATGTAAGCGGAGTTACTGGAGAAATTGTTACAACTAATAATGCAGCAACTGGATCATATTCAACTGTTGAATTACATAGTGTCCTTAAATCAAGCGTATCTGGCACAACGTATCGAATTGGTACAGCCCAAGTAAGATATCTTAAATACTCATCAGGTACAGTCGGCGGAACATATACTCCTCCTACTGTAACATCTGGAATATTAACATCTGCTGGTAATACTGCTGCAGTTTATATAATGTATTTGTTTAATGTAAAAATGGATTCAGGTCAAGTATTTGCTTCAACTAAATCAATAGTAGTACGTACTGGTACATTATTTAGTGCGGATATTGATCCAACTAGCTCTGTGGCTGGCATTGGTACTGTTTTAGGTGGTAGTGATAAAACTGGTTTAGTATTTCCGTTAAACCGCGATTTTATAAGTAAAGTTAAAGATGGAAGTAATTTGTCTCAAACAAATTATTACTTTCAAAGAACATATCAAAATCAAACGGTACAGTCTAATGGAACTATAATTTTAAATACTGCATCGGGAAGTGAACGTTGGGATGGTGGTAATACTACTTATTCAACACAAAAAGTTAAAACAAGTTATCATGTAGTAGTTACTACTGGTTCAGGTAGTTTTACTGTAGGACAAGTAATTGATATGACTGCCTCAGGAAGAAGTATTTCTGGTGGTACAATTACTCCAAATGCACAACAAGCATTAACACTTAATATTACTGGTACTGGCTCAAGCGCAGCTGGTGTAATAGTTACTATTATAGCAACTATAATTGGATCTAATCAACCAGAAAGAACTAAAACTCTTTCTGGTTATCAATTAGTTGTAGTTTCTTCTAGCGCTTCTGGATTAGGCACTAGATATTCATTAAATAAAGCTGATGGATATGATTTACTTGCAGTATATAATACTGGTACAAATAATGCAAGTGGAGTTACGGTTAATTCCACTACTGGTGTTATTACTTGGGGGGCAGTAACTAGAACAGACGTAACCCGTAATTATACATTTGATAATGGCCAACGCGATGATATATACGATCATGCAAGTATTGTTGCTTCATCGGCACCATTACAAACTGCAAATGAATATTTAGTTGTAGTATATCGTAACTTTACTCATGCGGGCGGCGGTAATAATAATACTGGATTTTTAAGCCGTGATTCATATTCTATAGCTTATGATAATATTCCAAAATTTACATCTCCTACTACTGGTATTACTTATAATTTACGCGATTGTTTAGATTTTAGACCACGTAGAACAGATTCTGCAACAACATTAGATTATGGTCAATTGCCGGATCCAAACTCTAATGTTGAATCTACATTTCAATATTATTTGGGCCGCAAAGATGTAATTCTTGCAATGCCAAGTAAACAGTTTTCAGTTAAAACTGGAACTCCATCAATTAATCCACAAACGCCAGTTGTAGATTCAGATGGAATGCAACTGTATATATTAACTATTCCGCCATGGACTTCTGATTTAAATTCAGTTTCTGTACAATATGTTGATAATCGCCGTTATACAATGAGAGATATTGGCAAAATTGAAAAACGTGTAGGTAATATTGAATATTACACACAATTAAGTATTCTTGAAAAACAAGCAAAAGATGACTCAGTACTTGGTTTAGTTGGTACAACAACCACACAAAAATTTAAAAATGGTATTATTGTAGATCCATTTTCTGGTCATAATATTGGAGATTCTACTAATCCAGATTATCGTTGTGCTATTGATTTACAACGCCAAGAAATGCGAGCCTTTGCTGAGACATATAGTTCAGAATTTTCTTATACTCAAACTGGACAAACAACATCAACTAGAAGTGGAGATTTAGTAACATTACCATATACAGAATCTGCATTTGCAATACAACCATTTGCAACTACTTCAATGAATATTAACCCATTTAATATTATTTCTTTTGTTGGTAATATTTCTTTAGAACCATCACAAGATTTATGGGTAGATACTCTTACAGTTCCACCATTAAATATTACTAATGATGTAAGTCAAACAGTTAATGTATTTAAACCAATTCAAACTAGAGTAGTTGGTGGTTGGTGGTGGGGACAAAATTGGGGTTGGAACGCCGGCTGGGGTTGGGGTGGTTGGGGTTCAGGTTGGTGGGGCGGTTGGAATGGTTTTGGTTGGGGTGGCTGGTGGGGTGGTTGGGGTAGTACATCACAAAGTGCTACTACAGTAACTTCTACTGCATCAACATCATTAAATACAGAATCATTAGGTACTAATGTAATTGATTTACAATTCTTACCCTTTATTCGTGCTAGAACAATTTTTGGTAAAGGTTCTTTATTAAAACCTAAGACACGTCATTATCCATTCTTAGATGAAAAATCAATTGGTGGGCAAGTTCGTCCATTAATGCAAGTTTATATAAACAATATTTCAGGAACATTTAATGATTCTGTTGGTGTTTATGATTCTTTAACCTTTAGAACTGTTTCTGTATCTGGTACAGTACAATGTACTGCAAGTACTGCACTATATACTCCAGTTACTAAAGCTACTGCATCTAACCCAGATAGTACAAAACAGCGTATTATTTACATCTATAATGCAAGTGCTGCTGCAAGTATTGCTGTTGGTCAATATGTAGTTGGACCTAATGGATCTGGTATAGTTACTGCTGTTGGTTATCAAGGTACTAATTCTGGAACATATGGTTTAGTACCAACTGTTACTACAACATACACATATTCAACTGGTGGCGCAATTGGTGCTACTACAATGACATTAACTGGAACTTATAATGGTCAAAACGGATACTTTATTAGTGGTGTTGGTGTTCCTATTGGCACACAAATTACTGCTGGAGCAGGTACTACAACCATTACATTAAGCCAACCAATTACAATTCAAGCTACTGGTAATTATTCAATTTCAAATATTCCACCAGTTAATACACCACTTTATACTGATGAATTTGGTTTAGTTGCATTTGAATTCCAAATTCCTGGCGGAACATATCGTTCCGGTGAACGTAAAGTTCGGTTGATTGATAATGTTGATAATAATACAACTACATCACAATCTTCTGGTGATGCAACTTACTTCGCATTAGGTCAAATTAAGACTGAACGTGAAACACTATTAACTACTAGAACTACTACTACAACTAATACATCACAAACAACAGTTACACAATTTGTTGGTTGGGGAGATCCATTAGCTCAGTCATTCTTAGTAGATGCAATGGCTTATCCTAATGGTCTATATCTATCATCTGTTGATTTATATTTTAGAACTAAATCTGTAAATAATATTCCAGTAACAGTTGAATTGCGTAAGATGATTAATGGTTATCCAGAGTCATCATCTACAATAACATTCGGTAGAACAACTTTATTCCCAGAAAAAGTTAATATTTCTGAAACCGCTGCAACTGCAACTAATTTTAAATTCTCATCTCCTGTGTACTTACCAGCTGGTGAATATTGCTTTGTAGTTATGTCAAATTGTAATGAATATGAAGCATTTATTTCTGTAATGGGTGAAACAATTGTTGGCACTAATACTCGGGTTACTCAACAACCGTATGCTGGTGTGATGTTTAAATCACAAAATGGTACTACATGGAATGCAATGCAGGAAGATGATATTAAATTTAGTTTAAATCGCTGCGTATTCTCCTATGCTGGAAATGCAGTATTTACTGTTAATGATCCACCAAGTTATTCAACAACAGGTTCTATTAGTGCGGGCCAATATGTAATTTCCAACGTTCCTGCTGCAGCATTTAATAATATTGGTATTGGTATGTTAGTAACGGGTACTGGTATACCTAATGGTACAACAATTGCTGCAACAGGTACTGGTGGTGTAGTAACTTCTTATACTATTGGCGCCGCTACTGGTACAATTGCATTATCTGCTGCAGCAACTGCAACAACTTCTGCATTTACTTTATATGGTCAATATGAATTTGGTACTTTAAATATTAATTCTTCTATTATTTCTCCATCAGGAACTAATATTTCATTGCTTGCTAAAACAATGAATAAATCTGATGGTATTTATGATTCTACCGGTGTAGCAATTGTTAATAAAACGGATCTTGACTTTTCTTCAATTAAGAAAGTTATTCCAGTTGCACTTACATCTGGTAGTAATACTCCATCATTACAAATTTCTGCCTCATTAGTTACTACATCTGATGCAGTTTCTCCAGCTATTGATGTTGGTAGATTTACTAGTGTAATGATTAAGAATGTTATTAATAACGATATAACTTCAGAAGGTGCAACAGTTGGTGTTTCTGGTACAACTTTAACAATTACTAGTCCAGCCATTCAAGGTGGAAATGCATTGTGCAAATATATTACTAAGAAAGTTACACTTGCTGCTGGGTTTGATTCATCTAATTTAGTTGCTACTATGACAGTATATAAACCATATGGTACTGATATTAAAGTATATTATAAAACATTACCAACTGAAAAAACATCTCCTATTGATTCTGAGTCATGGATTCCAATGATTCCAGAGAATAATGCGACAGTTCCATATTCTACATCTACTTCTGATTATAAGGAACATAGGTTCTTTCCACCAACTGCATATTCTGCTAATGGTGTATTTAATACTCCTAATAATGATCCTATTCCTGCGCGATTTAATAATTTCCAATTTAAGGTTGTATTAACTAGTATTAATGAAGCAGTAACCCCAAGAGTTAGAGATTTCCGTGGAATTGCTTTGGACCAATAATATGAATTTAATTAAAGTAGAAAATGAACCATCATTAGTTAGAGATCCTAATTCTAATGCAATTCTTTCAATTGATACGGCAAAACTAAATCAAAGCCGTCAACATAGATTTGCATTAGAAAACAAGGAAAATCAATTAAAAGAAATGCAAGAAAAGATTAATAAGCTGGAAGAGCTCATTAATTCCCTAATAAATAAGAATGAACATAGTTAAGGAACTTCAATGGCACTAATTACTCTTAGAGCAAATACAACTTCAACTGGACCGTCTTCTACCACGGCTAAAACTACACCTCTTACTAATGTTGAGATTGATAATAACTTTATTAATCTAAATACAGATTCAGCATTAAGAATGGTAGTTGGCACTGCTTGGTCTTCAGGCGGTTCTGCAGTTGTTGGCCAAATTATTTACTATTCAAGTAATTTAACTTCAGCTACACCAACAATTAATTATTATCAAGTTACTGCTATAACAACTGGTACATTTTCAACAACTGCTCCTTCTCATACAAATGGTTCAATTGTCAATGGTGGTGTTACATTATTGTACATCGTAAAACCAAGTTATCTTGCATCTGAATTATTATCACAAATTAAATTAGTTGATGGATCTAGCTCAGGTTTAGATGCTGATCTTTTAGATGGCTTAAGTTCATCTACAACACATGTAGCAAGCACATCAACTATTGTTGCTAGAGATACTTCTGGTAACTTTTCTGCTACTACAATCACTGCTGATACTGTAGGTATTCATAAAGGTGATATAAAAACAACCAATAATGAAACTGCATTTACTGCTTCTTCAAAAACTTTTACTGGTAATTTTACTGGCATAATTAAAAATAGTACTGGTGGTACTGCCATTTATACTGATGATAGTCAAACCGTAACTAATAGCATGCTTTTTGGTTCTATTGCAAATAGCAAACTAACTAATAGTAAAATTACTATTAATAATACTGATGTTTCATTAGGTGGTAGTATTAATATTCTTAATACTTCAAATATATGGACTGCTCAACAGACATTTAAAGATAATTTTTTCTCTATTACTGATGATGGTGACAATACTAAAGTATTAACATTCCAAGTTGCCAATATAGCAGCCGGTGCTACTAGAATATTAACTGCTCCAGCAGCAGATGGTACTATTGCAACAGAAGATTATGTTCAAACTGCTGGTAAAAATTCTCAAGGTGCTAAAACAATTCAAACAATTAGTTCTGGTGTTCCTTCAAATTCTTCTGGAAGTAATGGCGACATTATCTATCAATATTAATTATGCCAAATTTATATATTAAAGATTCTAATTCTTGGTGTAATGCGCAAAATTTATACGTAAAAGATGCAGGAGTTTGGAGATTAATCAAAACAGGTTACACTAAAGTTAATGGTGTGTGGCAAAAGGTTTGGGGTAATACTGGTACTGCATCTTATTCTGCGGGAATTGCTACTACATTTACAGTTCCTGCTGCAGTGTATTCTGTTACATTTACTTTGGTTGGTGGAGGTGGCGGTGCTGGTGGCGGTGATGGCGGTTATGGAAGTTACAGCGGAAATTCAGGTCAATATGTAACAGTCACTTATGCAGTTACACCAGGACAACAGTTTAAAATTTCTCCTGGAAGCGGAGGCGGATATGGCCTTGGCGGAATTAGGGGTTATGGAGGTGGTTCTGCTGGTACTAATGCTTTAGGTGGTGGATGGAATGGTGGTACAGGTGGAAATGCTGGTAGTTATGATGGTTCTTCAGGCGCTGGCGGCGGTGGAGGTGCGGCTTCAGTTTTAACTACAGGTGCAGGTGTTGTTTTGGCTGTAGCATATGGTGGAGCTGGTGCTGGCGGTGCGGGTAGCAGAGGCGCGGTGGTTGGATATTCATATAATCAATATAGTCCAGTTACAGGTCCTAATGGCCAAAATCATCCAGGAGATGGAGGCGGAGGAGGTGGTGGCGGAGGTGGTTATAGCCAAGGACTAGGTGGATATTATGGTGGTGGATTAGGTAGTTCAGGCGGATATAGTGGCATCCCAACTACTTATTATTGGTCAGCAAATGATGTTGGCGGGGCTTATGGTGATAATGGAACTGGTTTAGTCCCAGCTGGAGCGACTTCTGGGGCTATAGGTAATGGTGGCGGAAGTTCCGCTGCTGGTGGTAATGGTTATATAACTATATCATATTAAGGAATAAACATGGAATATAAGATACTTAATTTTAATCAAGAAACTGCAACAATAACTGTGTTAGTTGAAGGATATCCTGCATTTGGATTAACGCTTCAGCCAGATTTAAACGGTAACGTGCCAACTGGAAAAGAATTAGAACAATATATTACTGATAGATTACCAGTTGAAGTTTCTATAGAAATTCCTAAAATAGAAATTAATAATGCTAATGATATTCATTCATTAATAATAGAAGAATTACCAAAAATAGTTGAAATGGAAGAAGTTAAAACTAATATTCATCCGTCATTAATTTTTAATCATGAGGTACTACTATGATATTACATCAAGCATATAATACAAATATATTAAATTATTGCAGTTTA